GTTTTTAGATCCGGCAGGACGGCCACGCTTTTTTGCAGAACTTTTCACTGCCTTCTTAATCGTGACTTTTGTCGTATCATCTTTCCGTGGGCGACCACGACCACGCTTAACAACCTTAACCATTTATGCAGCCTCCTTATTATCGGCCTTTGATGCCATTTCTTTCAGTTCTTTACGTTTTTCAGCGGGGAACTTTTTCCGCTGCTCTTCATCTAAAGCGTTCCAATAGTCTTGAAGGCTTTTAGATCCCTTTTTGGCAAACTTAGAAGCCTCTTCCTGTAAGGCTTGTGTCCACCCATTGTTTACTTGCGTCTTTTCCACGGCGGCATTGCCATCGTCATCGTCAGCAGCGATGCCAAGGATAGACATCAGCCCATATCTACGAGCATATGTAATTCCAGAGCCAATGCCGTGAGCATCCCATTTGCCAACCGGCAGGCGGAGCGTCTCACTGATGAATTCTCCAGATTTGTGGAGAAGCATTGTCTCGACCTCAACCTCTCCATCAAGAGAACGTGGGAGCTGAATGATCGCAATATCGTTCACTGCAAGAGGCTCGCGAATCACCGAGCGAACTGCGGCAAGATCGGCATATTTTGAACGGAAGTGTGGGTTGATGCCCGTCTTTGTTGCGTCGTCAATTTGGCCTTGGGCTTTAGATAATGCTTCTGCCAACTGAGCAATCGTATCTGACATCTTCATTTTTATCTCCATATCAAAAGGTCAGTGACGGCATATAAGGACGGTTCAAATCTTGTGTCAATACTTTTATTGACATTTATTTTGAGTAGGAATAAATAGGCTGCATGAAAATAGATCACACGCATATTCTCAAAGAAGTGTTCCGCCGTGCTGGTAACAAGCACAAGCTTTCCAAGGCACTGAACGTGTCTCGGCAATATTTGTCTGCATGGAAAAAAGTGCCTCTTGCACAAGTATCCAAGGTGGCGGAAATTACAGGGATACCGAAGAAAATTTTGAGGCCAGACCTTTATGATTGAGTTCTCTATCCCCTACCCGCCGTCTGTAAACCGCATCTGGCGGCAAAGTAAGGGACGAGTTCACAGATCAAAAGAATATCAGGATTGGTTGGCATTAGCGGCGTGGGAAATACGATCTCAGATTGGGCCGATAGAAATAATTACAGAGCCGTTTAAGTTGGAGATGAGGGTCAATCGACCTGACAAAAGAAAACGAGATTTGGATAATCTCCTGAAGCCCGTTTTAGACCTGATTGGACATTACGGACTGATTGAGAATGATAGCCTTTGCCATTGGATTGACGCTCGGTGGAAGGGAAACGGAAAAATGTGTTACATTAAGATAGAGGAATTGAGCGATGGGGAAGAGAAGTGACTTCAAAAGGGAAACCCTCGATTTCTACCCAACTCCCATGGGAGCCGTCAGCCCATTACTTCCACACCTCCCTCCTAGATCCAGATATTGTGAACCCTGCGCCGGAGCCGGAGACCTTATTGGACATCTTGCGAAGCACGGACATGAGTGCGTCTCAGCATTTGACGTTGCACCGAGAGCTTCAGGAATCGGGTGCAACGACGCTTCTTTTATGCAACGAGAAGATCTCTGCGGAGCCGATCTGATCATCACCAATCCGCCGTGGGATAGGCCCGTTCTTCACCAGATCATTCAACGTGCGGTTTTTCTCGTCCCGACCTGGCTGCTCTTTGATTCGGACTGGATGCACACTCGGCAAGCAATCCCATATCTTCGGCATTGTTCTATGGTGGTTTCGGTAGGACGAGTGAAATGGATCGAGGGATCGGCAATGGCCGGTAAAGATAACTGCTGTTGGTATAAATTTGATCCCGATCATTCTGGCAGAACGATTTTTGTAGGTCGCCAATGAAAATTTCAATTGATAAGCAAATCACTGCTGCTGAGCTTCAGTTGGCTAACACCCGTGGACACTTGAGTATCCTGCAAGATCGGCTGCGCCAAAAGAAGGTTGATCCCATCATGGTGGAAATGGTTGAGGCAAAAATCCCTGATCTTGCTGCTATTGTCAGGACTTTGAAGTGGCTCAAGGCCAATGAAGAGCGCATCAAAAATATTTTGAAATAGTAGTTGACATGCCCAGTGGGCAGTGTATGTTCTCCATATCGCAGTGATTGATGTGGAGATTGAAATGAACCTCGCAGACAAATACCAGACCATTAAGTTGGAAATTGAAGCTCTTGAGCGGCTCCTTTCAGAAGTGAAGGCTGAGATCAAGGCTACGGGTTTTGAAACGATTGAAGGCGATAATGCCATCGTTTCTGTCGGCCTTTCGGAACGCTCAACAATTGACCAGAAATTGGTCAAGGAATTGCTCTCGGCGGAAGATCTGGCACTTTGCACCAAAGTCACATTGGTTGAAACGGTGCGCGTCAAAGCCAAAGTTAACGCGGTTCAGGCGTGAGGAGGGGACAATGGCTATTCAAATCATCAACAATCTCAAGATTCAGACAATCAATACTTTCCCTCCAATTCCGGTTCGGAGCTTTGATTGGCAAGCATGGCTAGACGATGAAGAGCCTGAAAATTGGGATCGGGTTGGACAAGGCGCAACGGAACAAGAAGCTATTTCTGACCTTATGGAAAAATTATCAGAGCAGGAGGCGTAAATGGAGAATGATTGGGAGCCTTGGGAAACTGCCCCAAAAGATATGGTTATTATGATTTGTTACAAGTTTGGTTCCGCAGATTGGCAATACAACGTAAAAACGATTGATTGGGATGGCAACAATTGGGTTGATTTTGAGACTGGCGCAAAACTGAACAAAAAAATCAAACCTTTAGCATGGCAACTTGGAATGTTGCCTCCTTATAAGATGGATTGGGAGTTAAACAAATGATCAGCAAGGACAAACAGTATCGCACTCGGGATGGCCGCGAAGTGCGGATTTATGCGACAGGTGCAGGTGGGAAATACCCTGTTCATGGTGCAGTTAAAACCGATGAAAATGAATGGTCTCCATCTTCATGGGGTGGAGACGGGCAGCAATACATTGGCGGTGAGTCTGAGTGGGATATCATTGAAATCCGCCCCCGCATCAAGCGTGAGTATTGGGTGAATGTGTATCATTGGCGTGTATCTAGTCTTTGGGAGACTAAAAAGGAAGCAGATAAGGTCGCAGGTGATGACCGCATCGCTTGCGTAAAGGTTGTGATTGACTGTGAAGAGGGAGAAGGGTTGTGATGGAATTACCAAATCATATTGCCGACATGTGCGGTATCGTAACTGGCGTAGATAAAGCTGAGCCAAAGACAGACTTTTCTGCGGTTCAAAAAGTCTGGGATGATACAGACGGCATATTTACGATAGCCCATAGGGGGCAAACGGTTGGATGGGTATCAGAAATACAAAATGCTGACGGCCCAAAATATCGTGCTTTGACGGTAAACAATCGGATTGATCGGTTTTATACCTTTAGCCAAGCGATGACATGGCTTCTTGAGGAATCATTCTGATGACACAGAAACAACCCGCAGACAGGTTCAAAAGGTTTGTCGCATGTATGACACTCCTGCACGGCTCTGGGATGCCTTTCTCGGCCATTGCGGCGGAATTGGGTATCCATGAGCGGACGCTTTACAAATGGCTCTCACAGGAGCGGAAAGTCGGCCCATTGGCCATTGGAGCGATAGAGGCTCTTGTTGCGAAAAAGGCCGCTTGAAAAGTTCCGCCGGAAGGCGTATTGAGAAAGAAGTAGCCCCACCGGAGACTAGCTCAACAGTGGGGCCTACTGAACCGAAAGTTCTTTTTGGCGAGAGAACGGTTCAGATGTGTAATGTTATAACATTACACTTTTGATCTGTCTACTTGCCTCTACTTTCCGATCTGATGCTGCCCAGCTTTTAGCTGATCGAGTAGTAAGGGGGTAAGGTTCAGGGGTTTTTGGCCATTCTCCCCTCAGAATGGTGGTTGCTGCTCCGGTAAAAGCAGACTGATGCCGCTGTTCCTTGCCCCACTCTAAGCGGTGGGATTGTTCCAACGGCCCCGTATCCGTGCAGGAGAGGGGATAACCATACCATAGAATACCCCACTGATAGGCGTAATCGTCTAGGGGACGGACTGGCCCACCGGAGAAATAGGGCGGTATGGGTAAACGGCATCTTGAAAGCACTCCCCTAGGCCGCATCTTGGGAACACGACAGAGGTTTTCAAGGGGGATAGCGGAAGGGAAAGTGTGCCTAAAATTTGCCCTTGTTGACATGGTGTCAATAAAAGTGTTTACATGATGTAAATAGGAATGTTGACATGAGTAAGTTGAAAGTCTTGGATTTGTTTAGCGGAATTGGTGGCTTCTCCCTCGGCCTAGATCGCACGGGTGGATTTGAAACTGCTGCGTTCTGTGAGTTTGATCAGAAGGCCAGATTGGTGTTGCAGAAGCATTGGCCTGATGTTCCAATATTTGATGATGTGAGAAAACTGACTAAGGAAAAGTTGGATGAGCAAGGAATATCAGTTGACGTTATTTGCGGAGGATTCCCCTGCCAAGACATCAGTCTCGCAGGAAAAGGAGCAGGACTTGCCGGAGAGCGAAGCGGTCTCTGGTTTGAGTTCCATCGCCTCATCAAAGAAATCCGTCCGTCGTGGGTCATCGCAGAAAACGTTTCAGCCCTTCGGTCTAGAGGATTGGATCAAGTCCTCAGGTCACTCGCTGAGATCGGGTATGATGCGGAATGGCACTGTATTCCCGCTTCAGCCGTTGGCGCTCCTCACCAAAGGGACAGGATCTGGATTGTGGCCTACTCCAACCGCGACAGAAAATGGCCCTGGATTAGATCGGAACAATCCACGCGGGATACAGCAAGGAAATGCGTTAGCGACAGCAGTGAATTGGAGCGCATTGGGTTGGTGGCCGACACCGAGAGCGTCAGAATACAAGGATTGCGGCCCAGTGGGGAGCAAGAGCCATACGCATATGTTAAATCGGAGTTACTTATGCGCTACGGTGAAAGATCCAGATCAACCTACTGGGCAGTTGAACCCGCCTTGGGTCGAGTGGCTAATGGGGTTCCCAAGCGGATGGACAGACTTAAACAGTTAGGAAATGCTGTAGTTCCACAAATTCCAGAAATTATTGGATATGCGATATTGGAGAATATAAAAAATGGAACTCCGTGATTATCAGTCGGATGCAATTTATAAGATCCGAGTGAGCTTATCGACCGGACACTCTCGGCCTTGTGTTCAGGCCCCGACCGGCGCTGGAAAGACAGTGATCGCTGCCGACATTATCAAGAATGCTCGGGTGAAGAACAAGCGGGTGATGTTTGTCGTTCCTATGCTTTCATTGATTGATCAGACTGTTCAGAGGTTCTTCCAGAATGGAATCACCGAGATCGGTGTGATGCAGGGTCAGCATGAGATGACAGATCCTCGTCAACCTGTTCAGGTCTGCTCAATGCAAACTCTCATGCGTCGAGAGCTTCCAGATGTTGATTTGGTGATCATCGACGAGGCGCACGTTCAGTTCAAATTTATGCACCAATGGCTTGCGTGGGAGCATTGGAAGCATGTGCCATTTATTGGCCTGACGGCTACGCCATGGGCGCGTGGCATGGGCAAGGTTTGGGATGATCTGATCGTCTGCACTACCACGGCGGAATTGATCGACAAGGGTGTTCTGTCTCCATTCAAGGTGTTTGCTCCGGCTCACCCAGATCTGACAGGCGTTAAAACTGTGAGAGGGGATTATGATGAAAAGCAGCTCGCTGAAGCTATGGATAAAGGTGCGTTGGTGGCGGATATTGTATCAACTTGGCTTGAGCGGGGAGAAGATCGTCCTACGGTTTGCTTTGCGGTCAACCGAGTTCACGCTAAGCATATCCAGTCACAATTTGAAGCCGCCAATGTCATGGCTGCTTACATGGACGCGTTTACTCCAATGGAAGAGCGTCTTAGCATTGTTAAGGCTTTCGGATCTGGTGAAGTAAAGGTCATCTGCAATGTCGGCGTTCTGACCACCGGATTTGATGCGGACGTTCGCTGCATCATTCTCGCTCGGCCAACAAAGTCTGAGATTCTTTACACCCAGATGATTGGTCGAGGATTGCGCCAAGCGCACGGAAAAGATCATTGCTTGATCTTGGATCATAGCGACACGACGATCCGCCTCGGTTTTGTGACTGATATTCATTATGAGGAGTTAGACGATGGGAAACCAAAAAAGAGTAAAGCTGCACAGGTCAAAGAACATCTCCCAAAGGAGTGTCCCAAATGTCAGTTTTTACGTCCGCCCAAAGTCCGTCGATGCCCTGATTGCGGATTTGAAGCGGTCGCGATCAACCAAGTCGAGGCCATCACTGGAGAGCTTTATGAGCTTGATGGAAACAAAAAAGTAAAACCCAAAGATTGGACGATGGGAATGAAGCAGCAGTTCTTCTCTGAGCTGATCCTTTATTCTCAATTGAAGGGATACAAAAAGGGTTGGGCCGCTCATGCCTATCGTTCTAGAATTGGAACGTGGCCCGCGAATCAGTTGCTAGAGCGACCGGCAGATAGGATGAGCGAAGGCACAGAATCTTGGATTAAGCATCGCAACATTGCTCAGGCCAAGATGAGAGAGAAGCGTAGTTTTGAAAGAGATGTAAGAAACGGACGCGCAAATGATTGATGTGAGGGAATATGCAAAAGGCAAATGGTTGGTTTTATTACCTAATCTTGGTGTTGATGGTAAATTTCTCAGTCGGCGCAACGGCCCTTGCCCTGTCTGCGGAGGTCGAGACCGGTTCAGGTTTACTGATTACAATGGCGAAGGTCGGTATTACTGCAATCAGTGCGGCCCTGGTGACGGATTTGATCTTGTCGAGAAAGTGACCGGCAAGAAGTTTAACGAGGTGAGGGATTACATTATGAAAAATGCCGGAAAAGTTAAGTCCGAAACAAAGCCGTTAGATTATCTTGATGATTGCTTTAAGGAGCAATCCAAAGTGTGGGGAAATGGGCGTAAACCGATGCTTGACGGTCTGGTAGATCGTTACCTTCAAGGCCGGGGTCTCAGCCTCCCAGATTTCAGGTTCAAGAACATCCGTGAAAACAAGGACGGGATGATCGCTCGCGTGACTGATGAGAATGATATGGGGATAAACATCCACCGGACATTTTTGATCCGTAACGACGATAAGTCGGTAACACGGACGGAAAAGAAGATCATGAAGGGCGAGATCCCAAAAGGGTCTGCTATCCGCCTTAGCGATGTTCAGGAGGTTCTGGGGATTGCCGAGGGGATTGAGACGGCTCTGAGCGCTTGGAAGCTATTCGGCGTGCCAACTTGGTCGCTCATCAGCACGGTGGGAATGGTGAATTGGATTCCACCAGAAGAGGTTAAGACCGTCGTGGTCTATGCCGATAACGACGAGAACTATGCCGGTCAGGCTGCGGCCTATGCCATAGCCAATAAGCTCGTCACACGGTTCAAGAAGAAGGTAGAAGTAAGAATCCCACCCCGTGTGGGATGGGATTGGAACGATGCTCTGATCAATCAGTTTGGTCAGTCGTAATGGAAGCGGATCTCATCTTCGGCATAACCGGAGAACTTGTCATCATTTTTAAGGAAGTCGATGATGAGTTGCTCGTCCTTCGGGTTGCCGTTTAAGAAAATCGTCTCGGTCGCGTTTTCAGGATCTTCAATGATGAAACCATCAACGCTGTAGATGCGCCAGTTGTTGACACTGTTGAACAGGATCGTGACCGAGCCTTGGAATTCATAATCAACACCGTCAACTGTGAAGTCACGATCATATGAGAAGGTCATTTCATTGTTCAGCATTTCAATCTCCATCGGTTAATCAGTATTGAGACCATATCATGCCCAATGGCCATGTCAACAAGGAAAAGCGAGAATGATTACTTTTTTCTGGATTGTGGGGTATATTCTCATGGTGTTGCCGGTTGTGCTGTCCTTGTTCTCAATCTTCTTGATCCTCACATATAGGGTATCGGAAGAGGAGATATTTGATGATGGCTCATGGGGTCAAGACATTGACGTGAGAGCTAAAAATCAATATAATTCAAACACTTATGGAGATATAGATGATTGATGGAACTGAGTATGAGGCAGAACACGGTAAGCCTCACGGTGGAACAAAGAAGAAAACCAAAGAGCAGATCGCCAAAGAAGAGCGTATCAAGAAAGAAGGAGAACGCAGAGAGCGCGTAATCCAACTTATGAAACAGCAAGGCTTCCCAGTATCAGATGATGACATCATTGATTACATGGACAGCTACTATGCCGCTCTAGAAGAGGTTCAAGCCAATATAGGCAGACCAACCAAGTATTTCCCAGAGCTTGGCCCATGGGCTGAATGGCTCGGTGCAAGGGGATATAGCCTAAAGCAGATATGCGCCATGTTCGGTGTTTCACATGAAACATTGTTTGGATGGGCTAAAGAAAATCCCGATTTTTCTGAATCTCTCGCGCGTGCGCGTGAGTCGGCTCAGTCGTGGTGGGAGACGATTGGCCAGGCAGCTTTGTTCAACAAGGGGTTCAACACTTTTGTCTGGAACAAGATCGTCAGCACCCGTTTCCGGCGGGACTATACAGACCGGAAGGGCGTGCCGTATGATCCCAAGGAACCAGAGACCGTGGTGGAAACTGGGGATGTGTTGCAACTAGACCCGCGTGACTTGACTGAGGAACAGAAGAAAGTCCTCAGGATTGCAATCGCCAAGGCTGAGCAAAAGGAGAAGGCATGAGTAAATTCACATGGGGCCTCTGTATGGCCCTGGCTGTCCTACCAACGGCGGCATCAGCGGGGGTTGATGAGATGTTGGATCAGGCGGCCCAAAGACATCATATCTCGGCGGAATTGGTTCATGCTGTAGCTATGGTGGAAAGCACCAAGACATGCGGTGCTAAGAGCGGTGGATCTAGAGGCATCATGCAAGTGACCAAAGGAGCCGCCGAAGAAGTAGGGGTCAGTTGGCCCTTCCGGTCTTGTGAAGATGAGATAGAGGCCGGAGTAAGATATTTGAAGTTAGCCATCGAGAAGGGTGGCGATGGATGTAGTGGGATAAGCCTATACAATACTGGCTTGAGCGTTGAACCGAGATGCACGGCATATGGCCGAAAGGTTCTGGCAACCCAAGATAAGATGAAATGATGTCAACAAATCTGTTGACATGAAATGAATAAGTAATAATCTCCAAGGTGTCGTTAGTCTCGACAGGTGGGCGGGTTTTGCTGTTGGCTCGCCCACCAATCATATGATGGAGATTGATATGGATATTGTTGAACGGTTGAATGATGACACGCAATGTTTTTGTTCAATAAGGAAAGAAGCCGCCGACGAGATTGAGCGGTTGCGGGAGGCTTTAGGAAAAATAAAAGATATGGCACTCAATAGTGATTGTTCAACTTTTAGTTTTTTGGTTACGGCGATGTATGTTTCAGATGCCGCCCTTAAACAAAAGGACAGTGAGTGATGGATATTGTTTATATACTGCGAAATTTTGATGACTGCGAACAATATTGCAATGATGCCGCCGACGAGATTGAGCGGTTGCGGGAGGCGTTATTGCCATTCACAAGGCTATTTCTGTATCCAGATGACTTTGGTGAATTCACAGCAAAAGAAGTGCGTAGCGATGAAGATTGGAATGAAGAGCAAAGCGATGAGACGATAGAAGAAGTGTTTGTCTATCGCAAATGGATCAAAGAAGCTCGTAAAGCAATGGGGATGTAAAATGGTTACTTGGACGCTCATTCTATTTATTCACGCTGGTATGCTCTCAAATTCTGACAGCATGGCATTAACTCAAGTATCAGGATTCACGACTTCTCAGGCATGTGAAGTAGCGGGACAGAATGCTTCATCTCTTGCGGTTGGGACGGTGAAGGCTGCTCGCTATAAGTGCGTTGAGGTGAAGTGATGGATATTGTTGAACGGTTGCGAGCGCCAGAAAACATTTTAAATCGTGATCGCGTTGATGCCGCCGCCGAGATTGAGCGGTTGCGGGAGGCGTTGCGTTATTATGAGATGGAAAGAAACACTGGGTCTGTAACTGCAACTGCGT